TAAACGATGAGTTCAATGCTGGCGGGTCCTACAAGTTCGAGAGCTTTGAGCTTGGCACCATCTACTCGAGCGTCCCGCTGGATGAGAACGGAAAGCCCACCGGAACGCCAGCGACGGCGTTTCAGCTCACTGGCATGGGTTTCCGTATCGCCTCAGCCGTCAACTCCTCTGGCGAGTTCGTGTGGCGCACGTTCGGCACGGGCTCAGGCTTCACAGCCGATGAGATAAACGTGGGCACGCTCAAGGGCGGCTCCAATACCTGGAATCTCAGCACGGGCGACCTTGAGTTCAAGCAAGGGCGCATCCATGACACGAAGGACACCTTCTACATCGACATAGATAGCGGCGACTTCCGGCTTGCATCAAAGACAAAGGTCGGCACCTCTACAAACAACCAAACGCTCACCGACTTTGCACGCGCCCAGGGCGATGCCGCCGTGAGCGCCCAGACGCAAGAGAGCATCTTCAACAAGCTCACCAATAACGGCCAGACCCAGGGCATCTATCTGCTAGACGGCCGCGTCTATATCAATGGCACCTATATGCAAATGGGCACCATCACATCTAAGGGAGGAAGCCACTGGAATCTCGACACGGGCGAGTTTGAAACCATCTACACCATTTCATCGAGCCAGTACAGCACAAACAGCTCATACACCACCTACAGGGAAAGCGTGCTCGTCATAGATATGACGCAATCCACGCCGTTCGGCATCTACTCAGGCACGCGCTACCGCTACGAATACACCAACGGAAACGTCACCTATAGCAGCGTAAGCGGCAAGACTTTCCTGGCTGGCGTGACCATGAACGGCACCGATGCCTACCTGAGAGCTCAGCGCGTCGGCACATCGAACACGCACTACGCAACCACGGGCACCACAGAGGGAGGAAACCCAGGCGCCAGCTTTGTGAACACCAGCGGCAATTATTTAGACATCGAGGCCTTGCATGCCGTCGATTCAGCATCGGGCACCACCAACGGCATCGGGCTTGCGTGCTTCAATAAGCCCTTCCTCGACGCCTCCACCTACTACAACCGGATCTGGCTGTGGCCGCCGACGTATAACAACACATACATGCAGCAGCCAAGTGAGCAGCTTTATCTGGGCAGGAACGGCAACGTATACCTACAGCGCAGCGACAGTAGGGGCATATTCATGAGCAGCGATTCCATAACGGTCAAATTCAGCGACACATATTACATCCGCATCAACTCCTCAGGCGTTCAATGCCGGTGCGGGTCCAAAGGCTTCGGCTGGTATAACGGCAGCTTTTCGGAAAGCCTCAGCTGGGACTAGGAGGGCACATGGACGAGGAAAACAGAGACGTAGACGTACCGGGCGCAACTGGTACCGAACCAACCACCCAAGAGCAAATCAAGGCTATAGCTCAATACCTTGAGACGGCCATCGAGCCGCTCATGCCTCTCATCATGGGCGAGGCACGAACCAAAACCATAGCAACCCTCAATGACATGAAGGAGGCCGTATATGGCAACACTGTCAGTTGATGCCTGGGCACTCACCACCGTCACGCTAGACCTGGCCGACGGCTATGTGCCCAATCTCATAGCGCACGAAAGTGACGCCGACGGCAGAGGCATCGACCTCTACATCACCCAAGACGGCCAAGCCGCGAGCATGTCAGGCATGACCGTCAACCTTGAGTGGGTGAACCGACGCACAGGCCACCAGGGATACAACAAGTTCACGGCCGTGAGCGCAACCACCGGCCACTTCAAGCTCTACTATCCCACAGCGATGCAAGAGCCTGGCACGGTGCTGGCGCGCATCTCCATCTACCTGGGAGGCACCACGCCAATCTCGGGCTCCCTTAACTTCGAGATATACGTGCAACCCTCTCCAATCAACCAGGACGCCCAAATCGGCTCCGATGACTTCACGCAATTCCAAGAGGCGGTCAGAGACCTCAACGAACTGGGCGAGGAAGTCAGGAAAGCAGAGGATGCCCGTGTTGAAGCCGAAAACAAGCGCGTCACAGCTGAGAGCAGCAGGGCATCGGCTGAGAGCACGCGCGTGGCCAATGAGAACGCCAGGAAGACCGCAGAGACGGCCAGAGCTACGGCAGAGAGCAAGCGGGAAACAGCCGAAAGCAGCCGAGAGACAGCTGAGGCCGCACGCGTCAAAGCCGAACAAGAGAGGGTCGCCGCTGAGCAATCCCGCTCCACGGCTTTCAGCCAAGCCATACAAGAAAGCCAGACGGCTACAGGCGCAGCCAATCAGGCCGCCTCTACAGCTCAGAGCGCGGCAGTTGCAGCCTCAAGTGCGGCAGATACGGCAAACGCTGCAGCACAGCGCGCCGAAGACGGCGAGGAAGCCCGCGAGGCAGCGGAAAAGACGCGCCAGGCAAACGAGCAGACACGCCAGAGCCAGGAATCAGCACGCCAAACAGCTGAGACCAAAAGAGAGACAGCGGAAACCGCAAGGGCTAACGCTGAGAAAACAAGGGAGAGCCAAGAGAGCGCACGCCAGACCGCAGAGCAGCAACGTGCTGAGGCTGAGGCTGAGCGTCAAAAGAACTTCAAGACCATAACCTCCACGACCATCGCCTACCAGGGCTCGACCTCTGGCACATCGGTGCCATCTGGTGAGTGGTCTGAGAGCATCCCAGAGGTGCCGAATGGCCAATACCTCTGGACCCGCGTGCTCATAGGATTCAACCAGGGCGATCCGGTCTACGCCTACAGCGTCTCGTACGTGGCCAGAGACGGCGGCGGCATCGGCGTGGTAACCACAGAGCTCGACGGCCTGGCGCCAAAGCTCTCAGGAAACGCCGACGAGTTTTTTAATGGCGTGGGCGAATACGTGAACATCCCGAAATACTCAAACGCCACCCCTCAGACCGATGGCCTTATGAGCGCCGAAGACAAGGCAAAGCTCGACAAAATACACGCACAGGTCGTATGGGGTGACCTGAAACCCGTGACAACTTGGGGAATGTTAAAGGAAGGATAAACATGAGCACACAGACAGAGTTTTTACAGCTTGAAAAGCCTGCCTACGGTGACAGCGTAGACATCGAGGTTCTGAATGGAAACTTTGACAAAACCGACGCCCAGTTTCTTGAGGACGTGCAAGTAGCCAACAACCTCTACGGCGGCCGAAACATCCTAGAGACCTGCCAGAAAGAAATCGCATCATATTCAAACGTATGGGACTTTCTGGCCGACTGCGCAGACAGAGGAAACTACAGCCTCCTGCGCATCAATGATTACGTGCCCTATGCTGTGGGTGGCAACACCTACAACTGGCATATAGGTGCGTTTGACTATGACAAAGGATGCCTCGACCAAGAGGTGACCAAAGGCAGCCTTTTCATGGTGCCCGACAAGGCTTTCCCTGATACCGTTCAATGGAATACCTCAAATGATAACAACGGCACGAGCACGCAAGCGCATCCGTATCTGGCCAGCAATATATACAGCTACCTACAAAACACGCTGCTCCCCACTTTCCCCGCAGCTATGACCAACGTGATGAGAGACCGCCGCGCGTTGCTCGAATCGCGCTACAACGCATCCTCGAAACTCACCGATTCAACCACATGGGCATGGCAGAACATCGGCAAAATCTGGCTGCTCTCTGAAATGGAAGTTTATGGGTGCATGGTGTGGGGCTCACGCTATGCCAGCGGCGTCGAGACACAGCTGGAAATCTTCAAGGACCCGCGCAACCGCATCCGCAGAACGCCGGCGGGCTCCCGTACCACCTGGTGGCTTCGTTGCGTGTCGGCAGTCAGCTCGACGGACGCCTGCTATGTCAACGTCAACGGCATTGCCAACAGCAACAACACGTCGTACACCGGCGTTCGGTGCGTGCCCGGCTTCCTTATAGGAGGATAATGGGCACCATTATCCGTACTAGATACAATTACAGGAGCCGCCTTGCGCGGCTCCTATTATTCCCGCGAAGCGGGCGTTGTATTTTTTCATTTTTGGAGGTTTCCCCTTGAGCATGTACGCACGAAAACGCAAGCTCTCATCCATGGAGTTTTTCAAGACAGCCCTCGACATCTTTGAGGAAACTGTGAGGCTCACCCATAAGCAAAAGCTCGTCCCGAAGTCTTACCGCTTCACGTTCGCCGAGCCAATGTGTGCCACGGCGCGGTCGATGATTCAAAACATTGAGCGCAGTGATGCCTTTTATCCGAATACATCCTGGGCGGTCATAGAGCGCAAAAAGTACCTCGCTCTGGCCATTGCAGACGTGAACGCTTTATATGATGACCTGGCCTGCCTCATAGCGGTGAGAGGCGGGGCGCGCCGCGCTGAGGTGGAAGACGATGACCCCACGCGCTGCGGCATAAACCTCAACGAGCTCAGCCGTTTGCTCGACCTGCTTGAGTTCGAGGCCAGCCTATTGCAAAAAGCAAAGAACGGCGTGAAACTGCTGGGCAAAGAGAGCGACGAGAGCAAGCTGGAAGCGGCTGAGGCAGAAGCGCAACGCTTGCGGGACCTTATAACTTTGAGGGAATCGGTGCGAGTATAATGCTCTGTGGTTACGCGTCGTATCCCGTACCAACTGGTGGCTTCGTTGCGTGTCGGCAGTCAGCTCGACGAACGCCTGCAATGTCAACAACAACGGCAATGCCAACAACAACAACACGTCGAACACCGGCGTTCGGTGCGTGCCCGGCTTCCCTTATGGCCAGACCTAGTAGCAAAGCGAACGCCGTGCCTAAGAGGAAGGGATGCGTGACCATCGGGCTTGTGCCCGTCAATAGGTGCCCCGTTGAGGGTGACGGACGCTGCTTGCATGGCGGGGCTTTGGACGTTCGGCGCCGTTTCATGTCATTCCTCTATGCTGCTGGCAGAACGTACCATTGGGAGCAGTGCGGGGCACGTCCATGAACTCAGAGGAGCGCAGAGCAGCACGCCGCAAGAGACGCGAGGAAAAGAGAGCGGCAAAGAGAGCCCAGAGAAACGAGGGCTGCACTCTTGAAGACATCGCCGACCTCAATGCCCTATATAAGGCCGCCCATGATTCAGCTCTTGGCGTCTCATGGAAGTCAAGCGTCCAACGCTATCGCGTGAGGCTCCTCAGAAATCTAAACAGGACCCACCACGATCTGCTCGACGGCAATGAAATCTGCCGACCAACCCACGACTTCACGCTATACGAAAGAGGAAAGCGCCGCGAAATATCAGCGGTGTGCTTTCCTGAGCGCGTGGCAAAAAAGTCATTCAATCAGAACGCCCTCGTGCCCACGGTCATGCCCACCCTCATCGCTGGAAACTCTGCCAACGTGAAGGGGCGCGGCACAGAGTACGCAATCAAGCGAATCAAGAAACAACTGGCCAAACACTACCAAAAGCATGGGGCTGAGGGATACATCCTGCTCGTTGACCTCTCCAACTACTTCGGCAGCATCGACCACGAATACGCAAAGAAAACACTGCGCGAGCTCACCGACCCCAGGCTGAGAGAGCTGGGCGAGCATTTCATAGACAGGCAAGGCGAGGTCGGGCTAGGCCTTGGCGATGAGCCGAATCAGACACATGCCATCGCTTTCATGAGCCCCATTGACCACTTTGTAGCTGAGTGCTGCGGCGTTGAGGCTTATGGCCGCTACATGGATGACCTCTATGCTCTCGACGTTTCAAAAGAGCGCCTGCAGCTCACACTCGGATGCATCGAGGCGCTATGCCATGCCAGAAATGTGCAACTCAACCCGCGCAAAACCCAAATAGTCAAACTCACCAGAGGCTTCCGATTCCTCAAAAAGCGTTTTACCTATACCAGCACCGGCAAGATAATCGTGCGCCCCGCACGCCAGTCAATCACGAGAGAGCGCCGCAAGCTCAAGAAACAGGCCGAACTGGTAAGCCGTGGCCTGATGACCATGGAGCAGGTGGAGGCGTCATACCAGTCATGGCGCGCGAGCGTCAAAAAGCTAAACGCCGACCGCACGCTGCAAAGCATGGACGCGCTGTACCGTGACCTGTTCGAGCATGACCAAACCCTGCGGGGGGGGGTCTTCAAAGCCAAGCCCTAGCTAAAGCACCCTAAAGCGACACCGTTTCTAAAGTGGAGCCGTCCAAAGATACAGGAAGGAGGGCCCACGTGGAGCGGTACGAAATCGAGGGAGAGCTTAACGGCTGCAAGCAAATCCTTCAAAACACGGACTACTTCATCCTCAAGGCAATCGAGGAAATCCTCGGCGCCGAATCTCTCAATGACCTGCTCAAAATCATCATAGAGCAGTCAAAAGAGGTTCACGAGACGGTTGAGCTGCGCAAGCAAATGAGGGCGCGCATCAACGAGCTCGAGGAGCTACTTGCCGAAATGGATGAGACAGAGGCAGCCATGGTGGCAGAGGAGGCGGCTGAATGATTGAGACCGCCGAAATACTGAGCCTCGTGACCATCATTATCGCAATCGGCAGCTTTGCCGTTGCGTTTGCCACATTCATGTCAAGGCAAAAAGACAGCGCGGCTAGTGCACGGGCTCGGGACGCCGAAGTAATGACCGAGCTCAAGTACATCGGCGGGGACATCAAGGAAATCAAAATCGAGAACCGACAAGCACGTGAGGAGCTTGCAGAGGTGCGGGCTATCGCTACGCATGCCCAAGAGCGCGCAGACGCCGCGCACAAGCGCCTAGACCGTGCCCACATCGACATCGTGGACGAAAGAAAGGAGCCGCAATAATGGGAATCAACTGGCTCGTCCGAATCAAGAACAAGGCCTGGTGGCTGGCCATCGTGCCCGCTCTTTGCATCCTTGCCCAGGCAGTGCTTTCCGCTTTCAACATCACATGGGACTACGCCGAACTATCTGGCAAAATCGCCGCCATCATCGAGGCTGTGTTTGCCGTGCTAGTGCTTTGCGGCGTGGTGCTTGACCCTACCACCGAAGGATTTGGAGATTCAGAGCGCGCCCTCACCTATGAGGAGCCAGCGCCTA